TCAATCAAGTTAGCAGCATCGGCATATATGCTATTGACTACACCACCACTAGGATTAAGAATAGATCCTTTTGCAACATACTTAACAAAACCAGTTGGTTCTAATGATACATTATAGAATTCATCAGCACCTTGATTACTTAGAGGATCTAATTTAACATATAATTTATCATCAGATTTAGCACCAATCCTGTAACCATTAATAGTAGCAGCAGGACGAGTTAGTGGATCACTGATCTCATCACTACCTAAGAACAACTTAGTATAGTTTTGTGATGTTGCAAGTGTTCCCTGTATATCAATAGTGTAGTAGTTAATCTTTTCTGTGCTTGCTGCATTATCAGTAACTACCTTTGGTGGAATGATATCTGTAAGATATCCACCCTTGTCTTGGTTGAATGCAAATCCTTTGAAACCAATAGCATGTAAGGATGTGTTACCAAAGTTAGAGTTAGAGTTGGTGATTGACATGTCACCACCTGACTCCATCAAGAAGTGATCAGCAAAACCAACAGCAAAGATACTAACACACTGGATGAATGAATCTTCAGATGCTCTAACGTGGAAGTTTCTCCAATCATCTTTCCAGAACGCATCACCTTTTGTATGGTATGGAACTGTTGCAAATGCATCTGTTAAGGATGCTTGATTGAATGTGTTTGTAAACTCATCATATCTAATGAATGCTCTGTCGTCTTTCTGTAGAGATACACCAGTATACTGAGCGATAACCATTGATTTAAAACCAGTGGCTTTTAGACCATTTGCCCAGATACCGCAAATTCCCCATGTAGAACGAATAGAACAGTTGAACACGTAGGGGGATGCAGACTCAACACTGTCAACTTCTGCTTTTACGACTGCATTGGAATTTAAGCCGTTTGCTGTAGTATAAGTTGTACCACTAACAAGACTTGTGCTTGTACCTAAAGCACTTACACTGCCAGGAATTTGGTAGGAAAATTTTTTCTTATCTACCAAATCAAGAGATGAAATTGCAAATGTACCATCTATCTGGTCATCCAGACCATTACTTTCAACAGCAATAAACTGGTTCTTAAAGTAACCATGATTAACTTTTGTAGTTACTTCAACTGTAATAGTTCCTCTTGGAGAAGAATCTGTACACTTAATGCTCTCAATAGCACGGATATCAGAAAGAGGACCTACAATTCTGTTCTCTTCAATTCTATCTCCAAACTCATTCGCATCATCAATTGTTGGTTGATACTGTGAAAATGCCTTAGCAATTTTCTGATAATATATTCCTAACTCTTCCTTATCTGCATATTCAAATACAGTTAGTTTGTGGTGAGAGAAGTTTGGAACAGCAAGATCAGTCCATGCACTGCCAGGACTATCAGCAGGTGGTGTTTGATAATAAACTTTACCTACACCATCAGTTGCATTATATAATGGAGAAGTCGGTTCTAAGTCACCATCCTTAATAGTAAACTGCCAGAAGTAAGTACCACCAGTTACATTGAAGATTGCTGATCTTGGTTCAATTGGGTCAGCAGGATCGGGAACATATAGAGGACGTACAATAGTTCTACGTAGATCGTAACCAATGATAGAAGAACCACGAGGAATAATAACACCACCTTCAGTGTTATTAAATTTGTAGAGGATATTATTTGGATCGGAAAGGTCTAGAATGGAGTCATCGTTCCACTCACTTAATGCTTGGTCAAAGTTAAATTCATTGATACCATTAGTAGAAGTAAGACCAGGACGGTTATCAATGTAATGGTTACCAGGCATCACCATGACAGTGAATTGGTCAAACCTATCGTTGTCTATTCCAGGTACGTAGGAAAAACGTGAAATTTCTATGAATGCTCTCTGTAAAGACTTAAACGGTCTGATAGGAGAGTTACCTCTGTTATTCAGTTCATCTGAAGCGTTAAAGTCGTCAGGTGAGACATACAAATACTTACCAGTTTTTGAACTAATAAGATTATCAAGTCTTGTCAATGCCATATCTTCTACTGTAGATTGTTAGTCCGATCTCGTTTTATTTATACAAGTAGAAGACGTAATATGACTTGGGTTCTAAGATTTAAGTTTAGAGTAATTTGAACCATTAAAAAAGAGGGCATTTCACCCTCAAGAGTTGTTGGATTACAAGGACAACTTATCCCCGATCTCTCCTATGCAGTCGCTAGTTCACGAGTGCGAGAGAATGCAACGATTTTATTCGCTGCGAAGTTAGATGTTTTTGCATCTATGGTTTGCTTATCCAAGCAGGTTTCAGTCACAATCGTAATACCCCGTCAAAACCAGTGCAGCCCCATGAGTGGAGCTGAGGGGAGTTGAACCCCTGTCCGAAGCTATTCGTAAAGTCACCTATCCCCAGAAGGGGATGCCAATAGTCGGATTTGAACCAACGACCTTCTCTTTACAAAAGAGTTGCTCTACCACTGAGCTATACTGGCAAAAAATTAGGTAGGAGTGGCGAGACTTGAACTCGCACGACCTGAAGGTCAACAGATTTTAAGTCTGGTGTGTCTACCTATTCCACCACACTCCCCCACGACTCAGATAGGATTTGAACCTATGACCGACTGCTTAGAAGGCAGTTGCTCTACTCCACTGAGCTACTGAGCCAAGGTAGGACTACCGAGAATTGAACTCGGTTCACTCCGTTATAAGCAGAGGGCATTAACCAATATGCGATAGTCCCGATACCTTTAGGAGGGTAGCAATATTAAATCAGGTAACTGTTTGATACCTGCATGAACCATACGATGACAGTTAGCACATAACGGAACACACTTGTCAACTTCAGACTTGAGTTTATCATAAGGACCTGTGCGTGTCAACCCTGTGATACTAACGGTTTTTTTACTGTTGTCTGCGTGATGTAGATCCATACAGCATAGAGGATACTGTATATTACAGACGACACAAGGATGTGATTTGGCATCATCAACCAACTTCTGTCTATTTTCAGGACCACGTTGGTTTATTCTTTTAGTTTTACCACGTTTTCTAGCCCACTCCTTCTGGTATTCTTTATTTTTTTCTTTATCTTTATAGGGCATTGAACCAATTACAATTTATAACACATCTAACTTTAGTATCTGTCTGAGTAACACCTCTGTGTAAAATATTAGATGAAAATACCGCCATGCGATTTGCTACAGATTCAACTATGGTTCCATCTTCAAACTCCGTGTATCCATTACATGTATTAACATAATAGATACATGTTGTCATATGGTTTGCTGGTTTAAGTGTTGCTGGATCACAATAATCATGATGAAATTCACTATATCTTCTTTTACCAGAATTAGGTTCTAAATTAGATTTTATTCTATAAACACCAAGTACATGAAACCTTTTCATTAGAGGTGCTACCAAACCAAACCAATCAGACTTTCTACCTATACTGTAAAATTGGTGAGTAAATTGATGATCATCATCACCACCTCTTACCTTATTAGGAGAATACTTCCAAGGAAAATCTCCTCCTGCACCCATCATAGTATCAGAAAGATATGTCCATTCACTATTACTCAAGTAGTCATCAATTACTTGTACTGCCATTCTCTTGTTTTTTTATGAAAGCACGTAGTTCTGGTGTTTCATCCCAAGACCATATATTAGTATGCTTAGGATTTTTTTTCTTTTGTACGAATATTTTTTTCACTGTTTCGCTGCTCCTTAATTTCATAATGCTATTGGTTTGTCAGTTTTCTTTAGATCATATATAACGTCACTACCCCAAACAAGTTTGTCATCTCTCCAACCTTGATCCCTACTCTTGTAGTATTCTCCATTGAACTTTACTGTAGATTTTACCACACCACCACGAATAATGCAAGCGTTTGTCTTGACTCTACCATCATAGTGATCACCAAGAGAGTTAAATATCATGTCACAGCACTCGGAATGACTTTCCCAATTAGGTGTCCAATTCTCTACTATTACAGCACCATCTTCTTCTCTGACACGATGCCATTTGTTTCTATATGGATTTTCTTCACCCATATAATGATACCACTGTTTAGATGTTAACTCAGTATCACTAATACGTTCCCACCTAAGTTTACAGTGAGCATACATGGAAGGATTGGATGATGCTTGAGTCCAATTATCATAAAATCCCTCTAACTTATTACAGAAATCTTCTACTAGACTAGGCATAAATATTTGTTAAATTTAAGGTGTAATTGTTGATACCAACACATATATAGTGTAGAATTAGGAAGAACAAGATGAAGTGAATTTTCTTCGTTATGAGTCCAATTAATTCAAGAGGTGTTCTATGCACAATATCATAAGTAGTAATCAACTTGCAGAGTGGAAACACTCAGAACTCAAACACGATATAGACAAAGTAGATGATTATTATAACTGTATGATAGACGCAGAAGAAACGCACTCAGACAAACGAATATGTTTAGAACTACTAGATTAAGCAAACCACGACCCCCGAAAGGGGGTCTTTTTTATGAATCATCATCTTTATATGTTCCGTTCTCATTCCAATTGTCAATAAAAGCTCTACGTTGTTCCCAAGTTTGACCACTGGTAGAACCTTTACAAGGATTGATACAACCTTTTGATTTACCATATCCATAATCTTTTAATGTATTACAAACTAGACCTGCGAGATCATGAGGATCTCCTAGTTTTCCTGTTGACCAATATAATTGTCCACCAAACCATTGTGCATTACAAGTAGGACATGTTGCGTTGCTAAAAGAATCCATATTTTTATTTGTGATGAAATACTTCTACGTATGATTGACATTTAGGACAAGTAAAACTAGACCAGAAATCATATTCAGACTCCTCTCCGTCATTTATATCCTCCATGTCAAAATCTGCTCCCCAGATTAACTCAGTACCACAGTGCCAACAATTCATTTTTTAAAAACACCAAATTTTGCTAGTAAGTATACTGAAAGTATAGTCCAGAAGACTACTTCTAATCCAACATTATTCATTTTCTAAATCTTTTTGATACAATCATTTCTTGTAAAAAATCTTGGGCAAAACTATTTAACAACTGCCAAAAAGATTTAGCAGCATTACCTTGAATCTCTTCAAACATATACATGTTTAATCTAAATGCATAGTTTGCTTCTGCAATCAAAGCATTTGTTTCACTCTCAGTCATTCCTAGGTTATTGAGAATTTCTCTATAATTATTTTTAAAATCTTTTGCATTTGGAATGTCAGGAAACTCATAAAATTTCAATCCTTTACCCACTGGTGGTTTAAGAACACGTTCTGTAATTCCTTTTAGAATTTTACCACCTGATAGGTCACCAATATATCTGGTGTAATGATGTGCAATAAGAAGATATGGATCTTGCTCTGCTACTTCATGAATCCTATAGAAATAAGTTGCAGCAGCTTCTGAAGGTTCTTGCATATCTCTCCATTCAGGACCGTAATAATATTCCAGATCCTCTTCAATATACTTCTTTCTTTCTAATTCTGGATAGTATATTGCTTTGACTCTAGGGTCATCAGAATTTTTGATGTGAAATTCCATCACGTCATAAACGAAATAGAAATTGGTGAGCAACTTACGATACTCTTCTGGATCTAATACCCCTCTAAGAAAGGAAGATACAAACTTAGTATTTTCTGCTGCTGTGTGAGACTTTTTAGTCCCTTCTTTTAGTGCTGTTGCTAACATATTAATCTGTTTCTAACCAAATAATATAATCATCGGGATCTATATCTTCCCATGTAAGACCAGGTTCATTATAATCACGAAAATCTCCTGTTGGAGGAGGAACTATTGGTTCATAAGTTCCACGTGGTCTATCATAGTTATCTATGAGTGCTTCAACTGCTGTGTCAAACCATCTGTTCATTGACTTTGCCATAGCACGATAAGATGTACCGACATACATTTGTCCTGTTACAACAGCAACAGTAGCAGCACCCCAGAACATATAATAAAATCTAGATTTCATTTGTGCCCTAACTTTTTCTTTACTCGGCATAATATATCATTATCATCCACTACAATATAGCATAAAAAAGGAGGGGATGCAACCCCTCCTTACAATCTGTTATGTTATGAAGTTAGAATGTGTACTTCACACCAACTTTACCACCCCAGTTTACATCATCTTCAGCAGTTACACCAGAGATTTCACCGTATAATCCAGTGCTATCTGTGATCGCCTTTGATCCACCAAGGTAACCGATTAGTTCAGTGTCACCGAACTCGTCAGCAGCTTCTGTGTGAGTTACTGTAGGACCACCAGAAACATACCAGTCAATTCCGTTAGGAGTTGTACCTTCGTATCCAAGTTGGAATTCCCATGTACCAGACTCATATGCTCCGTCTGGATATGAACCACTTGCTTCTACATTAACGTAAGGACCAGCAAAAGCGGCTCCAGAGAATAGAAGAGGTGTTGCTGCAAGAGCAGCTAATGTTGATTTAATCATTTTTGTATTTTTTTGTCTCGCAGATACTAAAAAACCTGCGGATGATAATTTCCCCGACATGGGAAACTGTTTACATCTACGCAGGGTACGATCTTTCGGGCCTGTGTGTGTAATGTTATTTATTATACATTTTCTTCGGGATCATGTCAAGCTCTTGTTTCTTAACACAACAAAGTAAATCTTATGAGACATATAAGAAAAACTAATTTAAGTAAATCTTGGATCCAGCATCTATATCTACATCCCTATCTGCATCTATAACAATATCATTCTTTGATTTTATCTTAATATCATTAGATACAAACGAAGGAAGAGAGAATCCACCTGATGTCATAGCAATACCTGTTGCAGATTTCAAGTTAAGGTTAGCACCTGTGCTTATAGTTCCAAGACCAGCTACTGATTTAATATCAAATAAAGCTTTTGCTGATAATTGCAAATCAACACCTGCCTTTATTTGTATACTTCCTGTCTCAGATTCTATATTCATACCACCAAAACCTGCACTAGGAGCATTCAATCCTATGTGAAGACCATATAATCTGTTTAATACGAGTGGTACACCCTTTAATGCTTTATTACCTTGAATTCTATGTGCTGCTACTCCACCTACATCCAAATCATAGTCGCCACCAATTCTACGATTGATGTGTCCAGAGATAACAATATTGTCAGATGATCTAACATCACTTGATGTCATCTTACGTTCTTGAACTTTATGTTCAAGTTTCTCACCTTCTTCTGTTTTGGTTACATATTCTTCGTTAATATCAGCAGCTACTAATTTTAAAAGAGCAGTAGTATCAATAGTGATTCCACCTGGTCCTTTGATGATAAGAGTATCAGTTGCATCAATAACAATATTGTCTGCTTTTATTGTGTGAGTGCCATGTGTTTCCTCTAATACATCACCATAATTAATTGCTTCTGCTGCGATTATTTTTTCGTCTTCTCCCTCTTGTAAAAAACTTTTCTTAAACCCTGTTCTCTCTATTATAGTAGGACCAGACTTAGTTATCTGTCCTCCTCTAGAGATAGTGACAAGTTTTCCATTACCAAACTGTTTACCAGCTGTTTGTATATTAATGTTTCCATTTTGAAATACATGTATTCCATGACCAAAATCTTTACTGCCAAGAAAAGTACTTTTAATATCAGTTCTTATAGTAAAACTTTCATTGTTAACTTCAACTATCTTATGGGTATTGCCTGTTGATGGTTGTGTTTCATTTTCTGTAGTAGGTTCTACTAACGAAGAAGAAGCGTTAAATTTTTCAGAAGTTGTAGTCATAATACCTCTTATGGACAATCAATATAAGTTCCAGTTCCAACCTTAGCAGAACCAACTCTAACACGTTCATCAGGGTCTAGACAAACAAATGATGGTATAAATCTTGCTCCTATTCCACCACCACCAGAAATAATAATTTCTGGATACTCTTCAAATGTAACAGTTCTATCTTTAATTCTAACAGCGATTACTTGTCCATCTGTATTGATTTGTGCTTCGGCAATATCTCTTGATTTACCAACAAAAACTGTTGGAACAGAGGTATAACCTCTGCCTGGTGATATCATAGTAAATGAATCAATAATACATTCTTTACTAGCAGTAGATGGTGTGTTAATTTTGTATCCAAATCCAGGATTAACAATACGAACTTCCTTAGCAAATCCATCATTATCTAATAAAACCTCACCCGTTGCTCCATAACCATTACCCGTAATGAAAACTGCTGGACGTTCTACAAAACGATCACCAGAATCTTGTATAGGTATTTCAAGAACTCCACCATTATTATTTGTTATAATTTGACCTGCTATTGGCAATCTATTGCTGCTACTACCAGTAGTATCAACTTCTGAAAGATCTTCAAGTCTATTTCTATCTTCAGCACTTAGACTACTGAGTTCAGAAGATATTATAACACTTGCTTGTGCTCCTGTACCAGGAATTGCAAATACAAATGTTTCTTCTGACTCAATAAAAGCATCCTTTTTAATACCTATCACAACTTTAGCACTATAACCTTCAAGATCTTCTACAATAAATGTATCTGTTAATGTATTAGACGTAAAATCACTTGGTGTGATACCAGTTCCAACTAAATTATAACTTAATTTAGTTCCTACAGCAACATTAGTTGTGACAATCGTGAATGTAACAAAATCTCCTTCTTTAACTGTTGCTTTATCAGCAGTAACTGAGTAGCTAGCAACAGTAGACGGTGCTTCTCCACTCTCAGAGGGATTTACAACATCAACCCAATTATCAGGATTTTCTACATTAACATTAGGAAAATCTATATTTGATACTTCTTCATCATCATCATCGTCACCAATAACCTGACTTGGATCATCAATACCTTTAACAGGACTGATAGTACATCTTGCAATATTATTGAAAAAGAATGATGGAAATTCCGTTCCTGCACTAGGTGTATCTGGAACTATCTTTAAAAAGAAATCTTCTTTAAGTTCTGATATGTTATCTTGGAATGTTTTAACCTCAATCGTTTTAGATGTTTGACCTCCTGTAAATCCTAATACACCACTAACATCTTCATAATCTACATCTTTGGTAGCAGTACCATCTGATACACTAAATTCAACACTAGAAGATTCACCAAGATATCCACTTCTCTCAACAGTAAATATTGCAGTTTCTCCTTCCTTAACCGTAATATCTTTTACGAGATATTTAATTGTTAGATCTGGTTTTTGAATACCACCAACAAATACAATATTAGTATCACGTAATTTAGTTCCCTGATACGCATCATCACAACTATAAGTTGCCCAATCTTGACCAGTTCCCCAGTTATTAAGATCCTTTAATAGTCTATCAAGAAAATCCTCTCCATCATCACCAGAATTATCAGTACAAATTGTCTTTTTAGGATTACATTTTTCAACAGGTCCATTACATTCTATACCAAGAAGATTTAATACTTTATTGATTGCTTCTCCAATTATATTAAGTGGTGCAGCAATTGCACCTAAAATATTTTGTAATGGTCCTAAAATACTTTGAAGAAGATCATTCATCAATGATTGAATTTTATTTAACAATCCTTGTACAAATTCATCAACTTGACATGCTGCTTGTTTGTAGAGATTAAAAAGGTAACCAAAAATAATATTCTCCAACCATTCAGCAAGACGAGTTGCAAGATCTTTCATTGTACATCCAACTTTTTTTAGTTGTTTGTTGATACGCTCTGTAAGTTTATTCAGTCCTCTTCCATTTTTATCAGGTTTTAGAAGTGATTTTGTAATCCATTTAGATGCTTCTTTAATTTTGTCTAGAACAAATCCTTTTATGTTAGCAATAAATGTTCTCATTATGAGAATTGCTTTGTCAACATATTCTCTACCAAGGTCTATCTGATCATATATCCCACCAGACAACTCACCTACAAGATATGTTCCTAACTTACCATCATTTCTTTGAATTTCATATAACATTTCAGAGAACAATCTGGTATACTTAGATTTTACATCAGTTTTACATGTGCTTGGTCTTTCTACACACACTTTTGTACCAGCAGGATTTACATTACTATTTTCTGCATCCTGAGCAGTTTGTAATCCATCTTTGTTACTTTCAATTAATTCATTAGTATCAGTAGTTGTTGTTTCTTCACCAGTTGTTACATGACCTGCATCTGTATTATCATATTTAACAGTTTCTTCTGATGACACATCAGCTGGAAGTGTTGTGTATGGAAGAAATGATGTAAATGCTTGACATTCTTTTGTTGGATCTTCTCCCTCTAATTCTTTGTCAGTTGAGTGAGCAACAGCACCAATAGATCCAATAACACATGGATGTTGTTGTTCATTGTCAAGGAAAAATCCTATTACCCAAGATCCCTTATTAAGTTTATTTGAAACTGTTGTGCTAGCACCAGGTATATGCGGTGTAGTTACAGGAAATGTAGAAATTGCCCAAGGCAAATCCTCAGTCTTAACAGAATTACAATTTTTTGGATGTAATCCTACAATTCTTACTTTACATCTTCCAGACTTTTTAGGGTCTTCAGTAGTCGGTGTCTCAACTTGTCCAATCCACCATTTGAATCCATCAGATCCTATTTGGTGAATTGGATAAAGTTCATTTAGGGCAGAATCAATCGTCATATACTAGGCACTCTGGTTCGTCTGGATGCATTTCACAGAACAATTCTAAAGCATTAGGGTCATGATGATCACCTGCTTCAATCTCATCTTTATGATGTTCTGCATAAGTTTCTAGTTCTTCTAGTTCTACTTTTGCATGTCTACGTGCAGCAGGATTTGATGTTGGATCTTCTATGATATCTCTATCTTTTTTAATATGTTGTTCTATGGTGTCCATATGTTCTCCTTATTTTACTATACTTTCTTGATCTTTGATTCCTTGGGAATCTCTTACCAAGTCTAACACAGTATATACATTTCTGCTATCAGTCATGTTGAATTGATGATTTACTTGTTTGATCATATATGTACCACTGTGTTCTGGATCGTAAGTAGTATCTCCTTTTACAGCTTCTGATGCTTGTTCAGGAATTCTTATTTCAATTTTATCACCCGCACATAATTCAAGATGTCCTGTTAAAGATATAGTTAATTGTTGATTAAACAATATACCTGCTCTTGCAAGACCTTGAGATAGATAATTTAATTGATAATCCTGATAAGGATGACTACCATCTCCACCATTTTCGGTAGAAGCAATTTTGGGATCTGGATTCCAAACCTCATTATCAAGAATAGTTGACATTACTCTCGTTGGAATTTTTGATAATTTACGTTGACCTTCGGGTAGTTTTGTTTGACTACCTAAATGTTCCATATCATCCCATGTATTAGTAAGAGAATAAAGTTGCTCCTTGTATGTTAGTGTATTTATGTCAATAGAACACATGAGAGAGGAGTAATGACCCTCTCTCAATCTTTTAATCATATCAAATTCTTGACCAAATACAATTTCTTGTATTCTGTTTAGAGAAGGATTATTAAGTTTAGCAGGTTGCCAGAAAAACTTATCTCCTATAACTGGACTTTTATCAGAAATTAAAGTATCAATAGATTTAAACACAAATCCTCTATTGGTTTGGAAAAATAGAAAACCAGCAGATCCAGATCCTTTTTCAGATTCAGAATCTATTGCATCAGTAACAACCTCAGTCGTTTCTTCTTTTGAATCATCTGTTGTAATCGCAATTTTTTCTGATATAGACTTCTTTAAAAATGATTTAATCAATGTATATGGAGTTTTCTTTATAGGAAGGAGTTTAATACTTGTTACTGACCTTTCTACATCTATTGATGTACTAGGAATTTCCATATCCTCAGTTAACAATTCTGTCACTATTTCAGAGATATTACCTTTTAACTGTCTACTAATAACAGTTCCCTCATTACGCAATCCCTCATATGATATTAATCCTAAAGTATAAGTTTGTTTTCTCTCATTTCCAACTCTATTAGAAATATTCCATACACGGAAATCATACGTATATCTACCTTTATTTTCACCAGAAGTTTCAGTTAAATCATCAACTTCAACAACAACTCTTTCAAATCCCTGAATAGGCATTGTAGAAATAATATTTTCTACATTGTCTTGTATTACCATAGTAGCAGCATATGATGGCCACATGATATCCTCATAATATTGAAACTGTTTACACATATCACCAGAGAGGTCAACATATGGTTTCGCTTCTTCACCTACCTTATACAAGGACATCCGAATAACTTTAAATTCTGTTGCGTAATTTTTACTCATCTAATTATACCGAATATGGTGATATGTAAGTTCCATCTTTCAATGGATTACCTCTTACTGCAATTGCTGAATATTCTATCTGTTGATCTCCACCATCTTTATTAACACTTGCGTTATTCATAACTACCTGACTTTCTGGGTTAGCTAATGAATCTGAAATTTGAGTTACCTCATCTTGCATTGACATATTATATGCTATCTCAGAAGTTCTTAGTCCATAATTAGGTGAATTAAGATAATCATATGCATTATCATAAGTAACATTCTTAGCAAAGAACTGACTATCTCCAGAATTAATAGATCCCAACATATCTAGTTCATCATATTGTCTATGTCTTTCAAATATATTATAAAGAGTAGAACCAGGTGGATGTGGATTTTGTTGTGATGTTCCATCGGGATGATTGGGATCATATTTCATTTTGTCAATAATAGTCTTACCATCTTTCTTACCACCAAATGGCCAACCACCATAACCATATCCACCAGTGCCGTTAACACTCATTCTATTATAAGTGGTAGATCCACCTCTACCATATGATGATCCACCACGTCCATATGACGAACCACCAGTTCCAAGAATAAAATCTTTAAATCTACCAAATAATCCTTTCTCTCTTCTTCGTTTACCTCCACCAGCACTTCTATAATCTTCTCTGCCATCATCTTCTGGTGCTAAATCAGCAGACAATACATCAGGAATTCCAAAAGCTGATGCTATGGGAGAACTCAAAGATTTTAAAGATGCTGCAACTACAGATGAAATATTTCCTGAACGTAAAACTTTATTCATTAATCCCATAGTAACTAAACCAGCTGCTTTAGCTGGTAACTGTATTGCTTTTGAAAGCATTTCTCCCATACCTGATCCACCACCTCCAAATGAAATACTAGGAGCACTAGCCATAGTAACATTTGGTGTAAAAGATGGTCTCATTGAATCAGCATTATCAGTACCTCTCTCTGCCATCATTGGCATAGTTGCTATTGGTTTCTTTCCTATAGCACTTGGTTGATTTTGAGTAAAATTATTATCAAGAGGAATAACCGCTTCATCACCATGAAGAACAGCAAGATATCCACTATCAGGACCTGAAGCAATACCACCTTCAGCAAACTCACCTGCAAATGGTAATTCAAGTTGATCTTCGTTTTGTGGTGGTGTATCAACAATGGGACCTCTATCATCTTCTGCTATATCTCTTTCTTGCATCTGACGAATTTCTTCTCTATCCATGTCTTGCATGAGAATTTCATTAGCAGTTGAGAAATCAGTTTCTGCAGCTTGTTTTGCTTGCTGAGACTTAGTTTCTCTCTCATCAGCAAGAACTTTTTCTTGATTATTAGAATATCTTAAAGCATCAATAATAGCATCTAATTTTGTCTCAAGACTATCAGAACTCTGCTCTAATTTTTTATAGGTTTTATCAATACCATCTTTTGCAACTATTATACCCTCAGTTGTCGCATCTGATTTCTCATTTAAAGAATTTAAACTAGAATTTAATGATATTGCTACAGCAACTAAGAAATTACCAAGTGCTCTATCTTGAACTACAACTGCTTTTGATCTTGGATTAGTATTATTAATGGTTGGTCTTCTAACCAAACCATCAAAAGGAGTTCTAGTTACAATATCTGGATTTATAGGACCTCTTCCACCACCACCACTGCCACCGCCACCAACCATAGGATCTGTACCAGATACTCTTGATGCACCTTTTCCTTGAGAAATATAATTACGGTCTTCCCAGTCAAAATATGCTGACAATGCTCTTTTAGTAATTGCTGTTGATAAATCACCAGTAAATGTTGGGGTTAATGATGCCATTATACTGTATACCTTGCTAAGTTATATGCTTCAAAAAAGTTACCTTCTTTTTGAGTTCCACCAAAAGAAATTAAATTTTGACTGGTATTAACAGTCTGATTATTAATGATTACAATAGGAAGACGTGATGATGCTTGTCTTTGTGCCATTAATCTTTCACTACTACCATTTTCAACCATATTTGTCATAGTTGATGCTAAATTACTATTTGCTTCAATGTTATTTAATGTGCTTGTATCACCACTATTTGTAGGTGGTTTTAATCTTTGTAAAAGACCATTTGGTGTTGATCCTTCTGCACCGACAACCAAATTAATTAATTTATCAGCATTAGAATATCTCTCAGCACTACCAGGTTCAAAGAAATCAACACTAGTATGCCATCCTGACATATTACCTGCATTATTTGGTTGTAATTGTGGTACACCAGGTGTATCTACACTCACAAATCCTACCGAACCAAGAAGATCACCAGCAGCTACTTGTTGTCCTGTTTTGACAGCAATGCCACCATCAGGAAAATGTGAATAAAGAGAATCAAATTCTTTTCCATTACTAGGATCTACACTACGAACAACCACTACATTACCATATCCTTTACCATACAATAACCCAGTCTCAAGAACATAACCAGGAAACAGGTTGTAATTATTTTTATAATCCTGAAAACTAAAATCAACACCTGGTTCTCCAGATCTATCTCTACCTTGTTGACCATGAAATTCTATTGTTGATGAACCACCTTCACCTCTTTTATTACTAAGAAAATTAGGAATTGAAACCTCTTTACCAAAAAATGTACCTAGGGTAAATTTACCATCATCACGCTCACCTCCAGTAAATTGCCTTACATAATCTAATGATTCGTCTATGTATTGCACACCTCTACCAATTTTTTCTGTTGTATTTCCTAAAAATTGTACTACTCGTTCGCCAAGATTTGGCTTATCATCATCGTCATCATCTGTTGTAGGTTCTTCCTCTTTCTCTGGTTTTTCTCTCTTTCTCAATTCAGCTTCTTTATTTTGACTTGATTGCAAATCACCACCACCTACATTACCAGATACGTCAAAAGTATAATTTGATGCTCCTGTGGGATATGAACCAAGTCCAGCCTCTCCTATTAGTCCTCCAACTTCTGCTCCAAATCCAGTTGCTTCACCAAATGCTTTCGTAACACCAAGTATTTCTGATATTGAATCAACACCTCTCAACATATTAGGAGATATATTAGGAGTTCCTCCTTCAAATTGATTTGCATCTAGTTCTAATGCTTGTATAAAGAAGGAATTTATATTTTCCTCTGATAAGTTAAGTAAGTTTGGTAATATATGGGCATCAAAAGCTTCTCTATCAATATCACGTAAAATATCAGCCATAACAACTCCCCAACCTCCATAAGGTATGGCACTACCAAATGATAACAACATACCCAAAGGATCACTCCCACCAAAAAGAGGACTTATACGACCTAGACCTTCTCCAAAAGCGTATAAAGTTCCTAGACCTGGAGCAAATGTTTTTCCACCACCTGCACCAGCTTTTATCATTAAGTTCTCCATCCCCTCTTTTCCAAGTTTTTGAGTAAGTTTTCTTTGAATTAGAGGGTTTTTAAAAGCAGCAATTAAACCTTTTGATGTAAGAAGTTCATCTGATAAATTAGTAGCTACTTTACTTCCTGCTTTTTTTGATGCTGTTGTTGATAATTTTTTAGAAATAGATTTTCTTGCTGATTTACTAATTGCTCTAGGTGCTTTTCCTAAAATTTGATCACTAATTTCAGGAAAAAAACTTTTTTGAATATATTGAGAAGTTCTTTTCTGAAAAGCTTTTCTAGATGCTTGACTATTTAAGACTGTTGCTCTGTTTGCAAAGGCATTAATAATTTTATCTGCAACTAGATCAGCATTAGCAGTTCCAGCTGAATATAACAATCTAATGTAATTAGGAATATCTCCTATAAATCTTCCAAATCTGTTACCTTTAACTATAGCACTAGCAGCCCTATATGATTTGAGTGATTGTAATCTTTTTGTAGCACTTTTTGTTCCAAGTTTTCCAACACCCCTTACGAACGCTCTTCTTCCTACTTCATCAGCAGTACCTTTTGCAAATACTCTTGCACCTCTACCAATTAATCTTAAACCTTTTTTTCCGAAAATTGAACTGGTAATAGCTTTTATTGCTGTGTTTACAGCAGCTTTTACTGCCACTTTTACGGGATTCATGGCAAATCTTGTTACTCTACCAAGAGGTTTTACGTTTTTACGTAATAATCTTGCTCTTGCTCTTAATCCCTTTGGAACTACCCTTTTGTATAAATTTCTTACAAGCCTTGCGGTCATTCTATTTCCAACTATTCCCTGAAGTAATGTCCCCACGATACCTATATTACTTCTTCCAGTTGTCTTACCATAAGCAAAAGTTCCTGAAAGATCTAAAGCTCCTTCCAAGTTCATTTCTAATTGCTTATATTTGCCTTCTGCTTCAAGTTTTTCTTTTATGGCATTTTTCGTTCCAATAACATTTAATATTTGATCAAATTTGTCTTCTAATATTTGATTTTGATTAATTAATAGTTTTTGAGTATCCGCTACACCACCAGCTAATGAAGTTACTTTAGATGATATTGCACTATATGTTGCTTGTGCCTTTATTAACTTTCCATCTATGGGTGTAAAAAAATTTACTATTGTCTCCCTAAGATCCATGTCTTTTACTGGGACAGATTCTGGATCCTCTTTTTTTGCTTTTACTGCTGCTTGTTTGACATCCTGAGACGCATTTGTTTTTTCTAACTGATTTTTCTCATCAGCATCTTTTATGGCTTCATAAAGTTTACCAGCAATTGCTGTTGTTAAATCTCCTGAATATGTCTTTTGTAATGATGCCACTATCGTTTTGCTTTCGCTGCTTCTTGTTTTTGTTTTAGTTCTTCAAGATATTGGACTAAGAAAGTAGTATATACTTCCTTTTCCCAAGGTAACATATTTTCAATTTCATTCAAACTGTATTTATGATACTGCATTAAGGCAAAATTCATTCTAAAGTACCCTTCCAGATTATTCTGAAAGAGTGCTATGCGAAAAAACTCTGTAATCCCTCAATCGTGTACGAAGACTCTTTACCAGTCTTAGGATTTACCACTTTAAAGGTGTGACTCAGTTTAGGAGAAGTTTCATAGAACTTTTGAATTTTCTCAAACTGTTTAGTGGTCAGACTATCAACAAATGTGCGAAATTCCTTCTTTGTAGTGGTGCTTGAGTCATATACCTCTTCATCATCAAATATCTGATCTATAGAATCTGCAATAAATTCATAAACCTCATCAGTCTTCATTTCTTTCTGTAAAAACTCTCTATCTACAAATTCTTTCATACTGGGATATCTCATAACAAGACCAGTTTTATCATCAAACATAATTTTCTTATCATGTCCTTCAGGTTTAAAAATTTCAACTTCATTAATATTGATATTTGCTTCTACCTGTGTTTCGTTATCATCTTGACATGTAACTGTCAAAGTAATAGTTTCACCAATAGATGCTCCCCTAATCTTCAAAAACAAATATTCTAGATCAAAACTAGGCAGAGATTCCACCTTAATCCTTGTAATAACGCAATTTTTGATTAAATCTTTAACTGCACCAATTACCTGTTTTTCGTCCTTTGACTCAAGTGCCATTAAAAGCACTTTTTCCTCTTTTACAAGAAATGGACGATATTTGATAGTTTTGCCTGTGGAGGGTAATTCAAGTTCATAAGTAGGATACCCAAGTTTCGGTAATGCCATAAAAACAATTTCAAGTCGTATATTTATATATAGCGACTTTTTGAACAAAAAAATAGCGAGAAAAATTTTCCCGCTTTTATGGAATCAAAAAGTCAATTTTGCTATCCCTGATCAAATGATGGAACTGGTCTTGTTCCTCCAAGAGTAGTGTCATCTGTTAAGACACCATCTGTTGATGGAATTGATTTTATATCACCGTAGATAACAGTGTGCCTTGAGTAATACAAACTTACGTTTACTCTTGTAATTTGTGATGAACCATATGAAAGAGGTACAGCATCTATGGAATATGGGTAAGCATTCTCAAGAATATATGTCATTGGAATTCTTCCATTAGAAGCAGTAGCGTTAGGTTCTGTCTTCATAATATAAACATTACAAGTACAATCATCAGGATAAGCTAATCTATTTACTCTATATCTGTTACGAGGACTCATACCTTTTACAGATTTATAATCATCTATGGTTACCATTGGTTCAGCTTCACCGTAAATAAAATTATACCAATGATTAAGGAATTTTGCTGGTAACATATCTGCATCACAAAGAAATCCTAAACCAACATCAGTAAACATTCTTGAGTGTGGATATTGCACAGCAGCTTCACCAAGATATCTTCCACTCAATTGCCCTGTGGCACTCTGAACATTTGGTAACTGTGCTTCATCACACAACATAGTAATGATATCCTTACTGTTCTTGTAATAACTAGCAGGAAATTTACTTCCAGAAGGAAACTCAAATTCTACGTCAAAACCAGTAGTCAGAGACATACCTTTCTGTTTACCAATTCTTGACATGAATTGATCTATTTGGGATACTCTTGCTGCCACTCTAAATATAATTGTTGGATTCTATATTATATATGGCTTATTCTGGACTTTACAAACCATTACACCCAAAAAAGTATCGTGGGAATCCATCTCGCATAGTTTATAGATCACTATGGGAGAAAAAATATATGAAGTATTGTGACCACACAGACTCTATTTTAGAGTGGGGAAGTGAGGAAATCATAATACCTTATCGTTCTCCTATAGATAATAGAGTACACAGATATTATCCAGACTTTTACATCAAGGTACGTGAAAAAAGCGGAAAGATATCTAGGTACATCGTTGAAATTAAACCAAAAAAACAAACTAAACCCCCTTATGGTAAAGATAAGAGAACTGCTGCCTACAAGAAAGAAGCTCTAACTTTTGCAAAGAACCGTGCTAAATGGAACGCTGCTGAAGAGTTCTGTGATGACAGGCAGATGAAATTTTTAATACTCACAGAAGATCATTTAGCGGTATGAAACAATGGCAACAGGATTTAAGGACATACAAGTCCCATCATTGGATGAGGACGCAGGTTATGAAACGATATTTGAAAAATTAAAACAAGAAGCAAATGGAGAGAATCAATCTTTCCTATGGTATAGAAATAAAATTAGAAGTTATGCACTAGGACTTAGTGCTAAACCAGAAGCAGTTGTAAAGAGTGAACTGCGAGATAGAGCAGGTAAAGAAGAACATGAGGATGAAAATCAAATCAGAAAGTATGCAGTCTCTGGACACATGTACATCTTTGAATATAAAGCAAAGATGGCTTCAAAACTGGCGTACTATGATGAATTTCCGCTTGTTTATGTAATTAAAGCATCTAGAACTGAGTTTTGGGGACTGAACTTACATTATATGTCACCAAAGAAGAGAGCATGGGTAGTAAAGAGACTGTTAGATGGAAAAATAGATGCACCTCGCAGCTGTTTTCATAAATACTTGTCTAAATATGTTGAAGGATATTATCTTGACTTAGCTGCATCAGAGTGGGCTACAGCAATATTACTCCCAATTGAAACTTTTGTGAGACAAAATAGAGGTAAAGGTGGAAAACAATCCTATCCTATGGAAGTTGTATGGGATGAAACAAACGAAAACTTCTACGATAAAATCAAACAAAGGAGAGTCATTCGTGGTTATGGTAAACAAAAAGATCGCACAATGGTTAACTTATGAGTAAGTACTACGAATTAGCCCCTTTGGGAAATGAAATTAATAATAATTTATCAGAGATAGTTGGTCAATTTCCAAATTTAACCTACGATCAAATTGATACAATATTAGATTACCCAGTAAGTGAATATCCAAAAGTCAATGACAACGGTAATGTTATTGCAAGCGACATTACAATAGATGGTGTCAAAACCAGAGTTATAATGTCAATGGAGTTGAAAAAACAATTATCAGATTATTTGGAAAGTGATGCTGCAACAAGAGATCAATTAGGTCTTTGGAGTGGAGGTACTCAAGATAATATCAAACCTGATAAAAATAACACAGTTAGATGGCCTAGTGATACAATTCATAAAGACACTGATTATATATTTTTTCAATTTGGAAAGTATCAACCTCCATTCTCTAGAGATGTTACAAAATTACGAACACAGGTTGGATGGGATAATTTTGTAGAAAATAATAAAGAAGGACTTCAGCAAGAAAATGTTAGAGATGGTTTAGTAAATTATACCACTGATGCAGCTACTTTAAGAATGTATAGAGCTTCAGAACAACTTGAGCTTTATAACTATAATATAATGCTACCCATGCCACAAGATTTATCTAATGAATTTCAAGCACAGTGGCAAGGAAAACAATTCACTGCTACAGGTAGAGCAGCTGTTGCTGCATTGGGAGCAGGTAATTTTAGTTATGCAAACGAAGTTGTTAAAAATATAGCAGGTAACGCTAAAGCATTACAGACTGCATTGAATACAGCAGTATTGAACTCAATACCAGGTGTTGGTGGTAACTTATCATTCAATGATGTCAGTGGTTCCACTAGAGGTATTGTTATTAACCCTAATGCAGAACTACTTTATGACTCTCCAGAAATGAGAGAGATCGGAATGATATTCAAATTAGTTGCACAAAATGAACAAGAATCAAAAGATATTAGAAGAATATGTCAACTATTCAGATATTCTTCCTTACCTAGATGGGGTGGGGGTGGACAGCAGAATGATACCACTGCTGATGGTACAGTAGTAAATGTATTTTCTGGACAATCTACAATTGTAGGATCAAATTACACTGGAATTGGTAATAGAGATACAGCAGAAAACAGAGATTTTGACAAACAATTTGATGTTACTAGTGAAGATAATTGGATTAGAGTTCCTGATCTATGTAAATTTACTTTTATGAGAGGTGACGAACCTCATCCATATATTCCACAGTTTAAACCATGTGCTATACAAGCAGTTGAGGTTAACTATACACCTGATGGAACATATGCTACATATCAAGGACTTGATGGTGCTCCTGTTGCTGTAGAACTGAGACTTAACTTCATGGAAACAAAACTCATATATGCAAATGAAATATCCTT